TAGACCTTCTAATAGAGGTGGAAAAAGTTGGTCGTCCAGTCAATTTACTGTTGCAACTAGAACAGTCTCTGGTATTAAGTCGCCAACTCTTGTCGCAATTGGAAAAGGAGGTAAAATCCTTTCCAGAGACGCAGACCTTATTATTGCAGACGACATCGAAGATCATGGAAGTACTGTGCAACCAAGTGCTAGAGAAAACACCAGGAACTGGTGGACCACAACGTTACAGTCACGTAAAGAAGAACACACAGGAATGGTTGTCATTGGATCAAGACAGCACCCCGACGATCTTTACCATCATCTCTTAGAGAACAAAGCATGGGAGTCTATTGTAGATAGAGCGCATGATTTAGAAATACCATTAGAAGATGAGTCATTAGATCATAAACCACATATGTTATGGCAATCAAGACGATCTCATAAATGGTTATTAGAACAGTTAGCAGCAGCAGAGACAACAGGCGGTAGAAATATATTTGAGATGGTATATCTTAACAAAGCAGTACCTGACGGTATGGCATTGTTTACAGCAGAGATGATTGATAAATGTATAGACAAGTCACGTAAGTTAGGAGACATACCACCTGGTACTGCACTTATTGCAGGACTCGATCCTGCTAGTACAGGATATCAAGCAGCAGTATTGTGGGCATATAATATTAAGACACAACAGGTATGGCTTGTAGACATCAAGAATGATCAAGGTGGTGGTGTACAAAAAGCACATAAACTTATGAAGGAATGGTATGACAAGTATTGGTTAGCACATTGGGTAATTGAAGAGAACGGTTTTCAAAGAGCGATCGGACAAGACCGTGACATAAAACAATGGGCAGCTAATCATGGTGTACGTATAGAGGGACATCAAACCTATAAAAATAAATGGGATCCTACATTTGGTGTAACCAGTATGGTAGGTATGTACGAACAAGAAAAAGTAAACATACCGTACTCTGACTCAACTACACAACGTAAAGTAAATATCTTTAGACAACAGTTAATCTATTTTTCACAAGCAGGTGCAAGTAACTCACGTAACGTAGGAACTAAAACTGACTTAGTAATGGCTAGTTGGTTCCCTATGAAACGAATACGTACCAATGTAAAAATGATGTTAGCTGAAGCAGAAGCAGACTATAATCCATCCTATAGTTATTATAAGCAAAGTGAATACAACGAGGTTTTTTGGTAATGCTAAACGCAGATGAGCTGTTAATCAAGACAGACGATTTAAAAGGAATGCACGAACAAAGCGGTCATTTCGAGTACCGTGATAGAGTACGTTCTATTATGAATGGTGGTACTAACGGTATCTCTGCATTACTAGGTCAAGAAGCAAAAAACTATGATGTTGACTTACCTATACCTAATCTTATTAATTCAGGTTTAGAACATTTAGCACAGAAGTTAGGACGTATGCCTGACATAAAAGTAGACGCTTATGCAGAAAGTGAACGAGCTAAAGCAAAAGCAGATAAGCTAGAACGTATTGTTACAAGTTTAGACGCTTCATCTAAAATGGATATGCAGTTACCACAAGCTGCACGATGGTTACCTGGTTATGGTTTTTGTGTATGGATCATTAGACAAAAGCGATCACCTGAAGGAATCATGTATCCACATGCGGAACTAAGAGATCCGTACGATTGTTATCCAGGATACTACGGCGCAGATCAACAACCTAAAGAGTTGGCGTTAATACGTTTAGTTCCTAACCAAGTTATTAAATCAATGTACCCACAAGCTAAAGTAACTGTTGATGAAAACAGTGCGTTCCCATCAGGATATAGCAAGTTTAAATATCATGACGGTTTCAATAGAAGTTGGGATAACCACACAGGTGAAGGTACAGAATTAGTTGAGTACTATGACGAAGAAGGTACTTATGTATTCCTACCTGAATCAAAACAAATATTAGATTTCACACCTAATCCATTAAAATCGGGACCACGATTTGTTGTATCAAAGCGTTTTAGTTTTGACAGACTATCAGGTCAATACGATCATGTTTTAGGTTTGATGGCAGCTATGGCTAAGATTAACGTCTTGTCCATAATTGCAATGGAAGACAGTGTATTTACTGAAACAAATATTATAGGAGAGCTAGAGAGCGGGAATTACAAGAGAGGTAGACTTGCAGTCAATTATCTAACACCTGGTTCACAAGTAGCTAAACCACCAAATAATATACCGTATCAGTTGTTTACACAGATCGACCGTATAGAGAGACAGCTTAGAGTTGGATCTAGTTATCCAGTAAGCGATGACGCAATATCTCCTAACAGTTTTGTTACTGGTAGAGGATTGCAAGAGTTATTATCATCCGTTGATCTAAACGTAAAAGAATATCAGCTATCACTTAGAACAGCAATAGAAGAGCTTGATTATAAACGTTTAGAAATGGATGAAGCACTTAATGGCAATACTAAGAAACCATTAGCAGGTTATCTAAACGGTACAGCATATGCTGAAAACTATACACCTTCTACAGACATTACAGGAATGTACAAAACAAGACGTGTCTATGGTGTCATGGCAGGGTTCGATGAACCTACAAAGATTGTGTCAGGTTTACAGTTACTACAAGCAGGTATCATAGACAAAGAAACCTTGCAAGAAAACATGGACGGATTAGATAACGTACAGAAAATAAATGATAGAATACTTAAAGACGAAGCAGAAAGAACTTTGTTTGAGACGTTAAAGGTACAAGCAAGTCAAGGAGATCCTAAAGCAACAATGGCGTTGGTACAGATATACAAAAGTCCTAATGACATGCAATCAATATTAGATAAGTTTTATACAGCTACAGAACCTGAAGTACCTGAAGGTGAAGCTGCATTATTAGAGCAGATGATGGGTGGTGGTCAACAACCACAACCTGGACCTGCACCTGATGTGAGATCATTATTACTAGGAGGTTTACAAGGTGGCGCCTAACGAAGAAGTGAATATGATATTTGGAGAGATAGTCAACAATTGTTTAGTTGATGTATGGCAAAAAACATTGATAGAAATATCTGATCACGAAGAAGAATTATTTGATGAACCAACAATTTCTTCTATGCCACAAGGAATGACTGTACAATATATACCACAAGGATTAATAATATTTTTTGGTAAACAGGAGGATCTAGATGGCAACTGGTAGTAGTAGGAATCGTGGACGTAGAGGCGGAGTCAAAAGACCTGCAGCTGTAAGTGGTCCAGGTAAATTATCACGTAGGACAGATGGTGTTGCACCAACAATAGATGATGTACGTGGCATGGTTAATGAGTCTGCAGGAGAAGAATCAGCACTTGTTGATCAAGTTAGACAAGGAAATATAGAACAACCACAAGAAACTTTTGCTGCACAACCACAACCAGGTCCTGCACCGTTAGGTGGATTACCATCAGGGTTAGCAGATGTATTTGCACCTGGAGAAGATAATCTAGGACAGTATCAATCTCCACCAACACAAGATCAATTTTTAGAACCTGATGATGTCATGCTTATACGTGCAATGGCAGAAGTTAATCCTACTTCAGAACTTCTAGGACTACTTAAATTTGCTTCTGATAGACAGGTAGGTAGAACGCAGCGTAATCTCTAATGGCTACATTTCACAGAGATAATCCTGCAGAGGAAGCTAACTTTTATAAAGAGCTGCAGCAAAGACAAGCTACATACAAAAGAGCTAAGAACTCTATAACTAAAGAAGACGCACTACGTGCTAGTGCAATTGCAAAAGCATATCCTAATTTTTCACCTGATGTAATTACATCCTTAACAACATTGCAAGTTAAACCTGAAGCACAAGTGTTAAATGACATATCTAAAATGATTGCACAATCTAATAGCAAGACAGTACTAGATAAAGTCTTTGATCCTTTACAAGCAGGTGTACGTCTAGGATTTTTAGGACTAGAAGATTTATATAGAACAACAGTAGATCGTCCTATTAATTCATTTATAGCAAGTACGTTTGGTGACAAAGCAGAAAATCTATCTTTTGCTGACGCATATAGACAAAGCGGTAAATCAACTGTTAAGCAGTTATTTAGTGAAATTAATAAAGGCAAAAAGATTAACTTAGGTGAAGGATTCCTACCTGTATCTGAAACCTTTGACGCACAAAATCCACAGTCTAAATTTTATGATGAGTACCAATACATGATACGATCAGGATTTGATCAAGGTAGAGCAGAACAAATAATACAAAACTATTTAGGTACACCAATAACTTCTATAGATAGACAAATGCAGGAAGGTAATGAGAATTTTACTATTAGTAACGAAAAAGGTACAGTTCCCATATCTTTAGGCAGATCTTTAGCACTACAAGTTGCAGAACCAAATACAAGAACATTTAATGTTGTATCAGGTGTACTAGACGCAGGTAAAGCATTGTTCTTAGATCCTGCAAACTATTTAACATTAGGTATGGGTGCATTTACTAAAGGTAGAAAATCATTAAAGATACCTGATTACTTAGAAAAGATTTTAAATGATACACCTGTAGATAAGATGACTAAAGCACAAAAAGAATACATTGGTGCTGTAAACAAAAGTTGGGGTTTACCGTTTATATCAGGTCGATCAGTATCTAATTACTTAGTTAAAGATGAAGGCGGCAAAAAGTTAATTAATTATTTTGCAGAGTTAGATGATCCTAACAAGTTTATAGAACTTACTGGTATTACTGATAGAGAAGCTATTACTGCTTTTATGGATATATCACAAGACTTTACTAAATCTAGTGCAGATAAACAAGCAGCAGTTAAAAACTTACTTACAGAATTTTTAGAAGATCCTTTTGGACCTATGGGTACAGGACAAAAACCAACAGTAGGTGCAATAGGTAGGTTCTTAGGTGGTGTTACAGAAGAGTTGTTAGGCGGAGTACCTGAAGGTACAGGTAAATTATTTGGTGCTAAAAAAGTTATTAAGACAAAACTTATGGATAGTCCTAATAGATCAGCAAGAATACTATCTACATATGCAGGGGAGTTTCCTTATAGATATGTTGATAGCAATCAGTTAGATGACGCTGTAACAAACTTAAAAGGTTTTATGGATCAAACAACAATGGATACTGTTGCGAAGAATCAAATACTTAACAGAGCTATACGTTTAGAAGACGGAGATCAAACAGGTTTGTTTAACGTTGTAAAAGATATGGTTCAGTTTACTGCTGATGATTTAGTAGATAACTATGGTGTAAATGCAGAAGACGCATATACATTTAGCAGGATCTTTGAAGATTACTTACCTGAACTACGTGCATATTTTATAGACTCTGTAACAGGTAATAACGTAGCTAATCCTGGTGCAAAGATAAGCCAAACAATTATTGACAATAAAGCATTTGTTAATCCTGATCCGCATTTGTTAACAGAGTTTATTGAACGTACAATACCTTTACCTGATCCTGGACAATTAGCAAAAGCTATGAACTCTATGTCTTTAATTAGAGCTAAAGCGTCTGAACAAGGTATAGACATGTTTAGCAAGCTACCTTCTAAAATTAAATCAGGAACTATGGCAAAGATTATAGACAGTTACTACGGTGACTTTTGGAAACCATTCGTATTATTACGTGGTGCCTGGTTATTACGTGTTGTCGGTGAAGAGCAAGTACGTATGTATACACGTGGTTATGACAATATATTTAGCAGACCTTTATCTGTATTGTCATTAGGTCTTCTTAAAAAACCTAACACTACAGAAGCTGCACGTTGGACAAGCAAGAATGTAGAGTTTAAAGATTTACTAGGTAATCCGTTAGATGAAGCAATTGAATGGCAATCTGCTAGTTCACGTAGATATGGATCTAATAACTTTGATCATTTATTTGGTGGTAACTACAGAGCAGGTAAGAGAAGAAAGAAACCTGGTGTACATCCAATGGATGTTGTTACTAAAGAAGAAGCGTTAGCAAATAGAGAGACAAGACCACAGTTATTACAAAAGTATTTTGATGACGGCATTGTAAGAGAAGTTGCACATTTGCACTACGATAGATTATTTAATCATTTGTTTAGAGGTGCTTTAACTAAAAAACAAAGAGATCAAAGAATGAAAGAGTTTGTCGAAGGTAGTTCTGCTAGAGCTAGAGAAATTATAGAAGAATACTCACAAGGTGGACCTACATACAAAGCTAGAATGTCAACAGCAGGTGGTAGATTTGCATATACTGAATCTATTTATGCAAGAGCAAATCAGTTAGCAGGTGGTGCTTTTGATCAAAACTTAGATGTCTTAGACGATCTTGCTAATAAAATTAATATAGATGATCTTGATTTTGGTAAAACACCATTTCCATTATCTGTAGAAAAAACTGCTAACACAAACATATTTGAAATGCTTGTGCGTAACAGACTAAACAGAATAGATGGTAAACAATATACAACTGAAACGTTAGATGATTTTTTCGATAGCATACAAAATGGAGATAAAAGTTTATATCAAAGTGTTAAGAAAACTTTAATGTCAGATGAATACATAAATGATTTACCTAACGTTGTTGCCGTAGGTAAAACAGATTACATTGATGACGTAGGTAAAATGGAGTTTTACACAAACAAAGCATTTGACGCATTGATGGGACAAAGAACTGATAACGCTTCTAGGTCACCAGTTTTTAGACAAGCATACTGGAGAACAATATACGATATGCTTCCATACATGTCTGCAAAAATGCGTAACACAATGATGGAAGGTGGTAACTATATTGTAGGTGGTAAAGAGTTCAACGTATCAGGTGCTTTAAATGCAAACTTACCTGGTGAAAACTTAATGTCTTCTATACGTGCAGATATTGGATTGCCTGCACAAAAGCTACGTAAAGCAGATACAGAAATAAACATTGATATGTTTCAAAGAAAAATAAAAGAACTTAATGATCGTGATAAAAAAGCAGGACTAGATTACCAAGATGTAGATGAGGAGTTTGATAAGTTTCAAACTGCATACCTAAAACGTAAAGGTGATCTTGATAAACAAATTACAGATAAGACAGAAGAGCTAGCTAAGTTAGAGCTTGACATAACTGGCACATACGGATCAGGTGTAAGTTATGAAGATGATATTGTGCCTATGAATGTAAAGAAAAAGGTAGACGATCTACAAGAAGACATATTTGATTTAGAATCCAAACTAGAGAGCAATAAAGAATTGTTTGATAAAAACTTAGAAACAAGATCAGAACTACTTGGTTTTACAGATAAATCAGGAGACGTTGACTTAATTGATAGAATAGCAAAAGCACGTGCATTAACAGAAGTGCAAGAGTTATTGTATGACTTAACTAAACGTAAAAAGGTTGCTTACAACCTACGTGGCATATTCCCATTCGGCGAAGCATACATAGAGATTATGACAACATGGGCTAAGTTATTAAAAGAAAATCCTGAAATTGCACGTAGAGGACAAGTAACAGTCAATGCTTTACGTGGTGATAATCCATTTAGTCCAGTTGAAGGTGAAGGATTTTTAGGACAAGATGAAGTAACTGGTGAAGAAGTATTCTATTATCCAATGATTGATGACTTAGCTTCAGACGCATTGTTTGGAGAAGATAGACAAGTAGGTGTTAGGTTTCCTGGTTATGCTTCATCACTTAACTTAGCATTAGAGATTGTTCCTGGTATCGGACCTGCAGTAGCTATACCTGCAAGTTTCTTTGTTAACGCTAGTCCAAACTTTGACGAAGCTAAAAAAATATTGTTTCCATATGGTTTACCTGATGTACGAACAGCAGGAGATCTTATATCAGCAGCAGGTGTACCTGCATGGTTACGTAATACATACCAGGCATTGTACGCATATAACGAAGATGTTGGACAAAACGAAATAACACGTATTGCTTCTAACACTACTATTGATGTATATCGAATATTAAAAGCTAATGGTTCAGATGATCGTACTTCTCAACAACAAGAAGCACTTATGAAGGAAGCTAGATCTATTGCTAGGAACTTAACCTTAATTAAAGCTGCTTCACAGTTTGTTGGTCCAGTTGGTCTTAACCCTCGATTTGATATAGGTAATGATAAGAACGCAGGACACGTTTACTCTATGCAAATACTTGCAGATAGATATAGAGAAATGTTACAGACACCACCTAAAGATGAAATAACAGGACAGTTTTTATATGCACCTGGTGATAACTATTCAGCTACTAAATTCTTTATCGATGAGTTTGGATTTAACCCACTAGACATTGCTACACCTAAAACAGTAGTAGTAGAACCTAGACCAGTAGATGAACGTGGTGTGAAGTTCCAATTAGAAAACCCTGAAATATTTGAAAATTATACTTTTACTGCACAGTATGCAATACCACAAGGTGGAGGTGGTCCATTTGATTATGAAGCATATGTACGTACAATTGCTAATGAACAAAGAGAACCTCTTAAACCTGAAGAGTGGTTAGCTAAAAGGAATCAAAGACTAGGCGAGTTCTTTATGGAGGATAAAAGAGTCAGTACTTTACAAACATATGACATAACAGATCCATATCAAAATCAAATGCGTGAGAGAGAAATGGCATTGTCTAGGGATATTGCTAGATCTAAGTTTCCAGGATTCGATTCTACAATACCTGGATTACCACAAACTTCTACATTAGATATGCAATTTGAAGAACTTAAAAATTGGGAAAAGAGTAGAACACTATCACAAACACCAGTAGGTAAAGACTTACGTGTTGTATTAGGTTTTATAGAGACATTAGAAAAACGTGCATTAGTTGTTGGTCTATCTAAAGAAGGTTGGAAAACATCAAGGAGTATGTTAAAAGAACGTCAACAATTACGTGATACTATTGGTATGTTAATAAATAAAAACCCTGATTTCCAAATATTAGCTGAACGTGTATTGTTACCTTTATTTCAGGAACGTACAGATTTCTTAGAGGATTTGCAATATGACTATGATACACTTAATGAATATGGTGTGTACTTACCAAACCTACCTGGTACAGAGGATATTTAATGACAGAAGAATTTAAACAAGCGTTAGTACAAAGTATTATTGATCAGCGTGGTTTTACAGAAGATGATCAAATATATAAAGATCTTATTAATAATATTAAAGAATCTAATGATCAACTGTTTATTGCTAAGGTATATAACGATCTAGCAATGTACGACAAAGTACAAGCACAGATGTCTAATCAGTTAATAAGTTTTGAGTCTGCATACAGTGGCGTTATGGGACAACCTAGTGCTAGCCCTACACTTGCTACATTTAACAAAGCAGTAAATATTAATGCAGAATCTAAAACATGGAGAAATCCTAAATCACCACAAGAACAAAAATTTGCAGCAGATATATACAGAGGTTTAGATGTTGCTGCAGGAATTAAAGGTCCTGAAGGTTCAGAAAATGCTAAGAACTATTATGACTATTTGAACACAAAACTAGAACAAATAGTTGAAGAGACAGGTACATTAGGCGTTATAGTAAGACCACCACGTGGTGAAGGCGGACAGATTTATGTAACAGAAGATCTTAATGAATGGTTTATAAACAACCCACCAAGAGATATGACAGAAGGTTTTTATCCTACAGAAGGTAAAGATTATAAAAAATATCCAGGATTTGCTAAACCTACAATATTAACAAAACCAGTTATGACTTTTAATGAAGAGTCAGGATACTACGAACATACTGGAGATTATTTATATGGTGCTGAAACTTTCAATGACAGTGGTAAATTTAATACAGCATTAGATACTGGTGATACATTCCAGGTAGCTGTTGGTGTTAATAGACCTGACGGCACAAGTACTGGAGAAGTACAGACACTAAGCTATGATGAATTAGAATTGTTGAAATCAGAAGTAGAAGGTGATCCATCTAAAACTATTGTTAACGTATCAGGTGATAAAGAAGAAGTTACTGCACAATTAACACAGTGGATTGATTTTAATACACAAAAAGTTAATGCACCTGAATATGATATTTTTGGAGGGATCTCACCTGACTATGCAATATATAAACAACCTGATGTAGCAGACGCTTTTAAAGACGGAGATCCTACAGCAGCACAAATGAAGGACGCAATGTTACCTCAACAAGTATATGCAGGTAATATTCCTGAAGGTCAGTTTTATGGTGGTACAGATCACATATCAGGTCAAGGACCAGGTATGAATGGTACACAGAAAATATCATGGATTTCATTAGCGCCACAAGAAATAAAAGCTGTACAAGTAGATTTAATGCAAGCAGGTTACATAACTGCTGAAGACTTCTTTTTAGAACAAGGTGCATGGCAAGGTAAAACACAACAAGGTATGTACTCTGCTATGGTTGACGCAAACTTAAATATGATAGATATATATTCACAGCTCAATAGTGAAAAAGAACGTTACTTTAAAAAACCACCTTTAGCACCTAAAGTGTATGCAACACCATCTCCAGGATTTATTAAAGGAGAAATAGACAATGCACTAAGAGCTGCAGGAGTTACACGTAAACTTACAGACGCAGAACTTATTGCCTTTAGCGATTTCTATATACAAGCAGATAAAGATTATGAAACAGCTAGTTCAGAATATAGTAAGAATCTTGATTTAGCTAATAGGTTATTTCCTGGCGCACCTGATAGTATCTCTATACCGAGTACACCAAGCGAAGAGCTAGCAGCATTTGCAGAACAAAAGTTTGAACCTGAACTAGCAGCACAGCAGAGAGGTATACAAGAAAAGAATGATCTTAGCTTTTTGTTTAGTTCATTAGATCAATTCGACAATATGATCGGAAGATAATGGATAACGAAGATAAGGTTATACAACTTCTTGATGATCTCAAAGAGAAGTACGGAGAATTTTTAGACGATACTGCTAGTGAAGCAGGAGATGGCAGCGGTTTACATTTTGATTTAACAAGTGGAAATATAATTAATGGTAATGAAATATATATTGAAGCATTTTATTTAAAACCTGAAGCACAAGGTCAAGGCATTGGTAGAAAAATGGTTGACGCTTTGAAACAATTATCAGACGAAATAAATGTACCTATTACTTTATTAGATAAAACTTTAGAATCAGCATACAGTTCTAGCTTTTGGAGAAATATGGGATTTGATCTTGATGATGATACAGCTTCAGCATTTTATAATTACGAAGGAGATCCTCAAAGTTCAAGATTTGCAAAAGAAAGTTTTCAATTAGACGAAGGACTATCTGATGATATAGCAGAAGTAAACAATGATTTTGTATACGAGAAATTTAAAGATCGTCAGAACACAGCAGACAATGTAATTTTTAAAGAAGCAAAAAATGGAGAAGTAGAACTTCTTGTTATCAAACGTAAACGTGGTCCACATAGAGATTTGTTTGCTTTGCCAGGAGGTATAGTTGAAGCAGACTTGCCTGATGAGAAAGTAATTAAATCAGTAGTAGATCCTAACTTTGTAAATTTACATGAGACATTATTTAATATCGATGGTGAAATGTTACCAGTTGATTATGAAAAGTTAGAAGCGTCAAGAATATTTGGTATTGAAGCATTACGTGAAGCAGTCGAAGAAGTTGGATTGGATCCTAAATATATAGATATGACATCAATACTTCCAATAAAATACAACAGATATGATTGGGACGCTAGAGCAGCAAACGGAGTAAACGTTGGTGGTGCATTAATTATGATTAAAGATATAGAATCTATTGAAATTATTGATGGAAGAAGCACAGTAGTTGACACTGATGTTTGGTCTCCTAAAGCTGCAGATGACGCAGTTGCTTATCAATGGATAAAACTAGATGATGTAATTGATGGAACAAAAGAATTAGCATTTGGACATACAGAGTTTGTTCACGACGCACTTAAAATGTCATTAAGGTCTGGTTATTTAAATAGATCGACACGTGAAAAAATTTTTAAAGGTTCAGCTATATATGATTATGATGATTTATTTTCTATACAAGAACAAGTAGAAAATAGTATTAAACATAACGTAAACATAATAAAAGGTAGCAACGAGGTAAGACAAAATAATGGTCAACCTCTAATTCCTATCGAAGGCAACAACATGATCGATCGTAAAAATAAAGCTATGATCGATAGTATAAGACAGGTAGGAAAAGTAAATCTAGGTGATGGTGTTAGTTTTACTGCTATTGATCAAATGAAACCTGATTTTATATTTATTGATGTGTTAAGAACGGCAGTAGAACAGGGACCTCAAGGTTTTGAGTTTACTAATGCAGATATTGAAGGAGATGTACTTCAATCAAGAGATCCTCAATATACAAAATCTTACCATAAATCAATACAATTAAACGATGACGGTAAAAAACGTATGACGGAGATAATTAAAGATTTTACATCACGTTCTTATAATAGTATTTTAAAAAAGAAAATTAACGAAGGCATGCAAATTAGTCCAGTAGTAGCTGAAATGAAAAAAAATGCAGACAAAATAATTAATAGTCCCGAATTTGAAACAATTATGTATGAAGCGTTTGATCGTCTTATAGTTGCAGATTCAGATGAAGGTGAATATTTATTTATAAAATTAGATAGTGAAGCTGCAAAATATTCATATTTAGATCCTAGAAATACAATGATTGAAAGAGAAGGATTGGAAGCAGCAACTGATGACGTTGTAGAATTTATGAAAAATAATTATCCTAAAGCAGGAAATGCGATGGAGTCAATTAGAAATACAAATAAAGTATTTTACGATAACACATTTCCTGAAGAAATATATATTCCTGCATGGGAATACTATAAGAACAATTCTAATGATATGCCACAAGCTATGCTTGATACACAGAAGCTAGTTAGAACTGCAGACGGTAATTTAAGTGGGATGGTTTATCACGGTGCTAATGGTCTAAATACTAAAGGTAGAAAAGTTTTAGACATACTACAAACATATTTACCTGCTACTAATTTTGGAACAACAGCACCTATGTTGGAATTTGAAAATACTATGAAAGGATTTTTAAATCGTATTACGTACGAAAATAATATTGATTGGTTAGATCCAACTAAATATAGAACACAACAGTTGCGTCTTAATTATATGTATACAACATCTAATCCATTTCTTGCAGCTTCCTATGCAGCAGGTGGTAATAATCCAGGTACAATTGGTGCTAGAAATCAAGAAGTATATGACGCAATATATCAGATAATAAATCACAAAGATATTTTAGATGTAGATGATACAGATTTAATAGATATGATGAATCGTGATTTACGTGAGATTGGTTTAGAAGTAGTAATAAATCCTACAGATGGAAATTATTTAAAAAGTGTAACTAATGAAAGTACATTGTTAGTTGATCCAGGTATCATGCAAATAAAATTTAATGCAGAACCTAATTCAATATTGCATACAGACATGCCAATTATAAGACAGTTAAATAATCCTAACGTACCTACTTTATTACAAAACATTATTAAAAATGCTAAACCTGAAAATATACTTACAGGAGAATCATTAGATTTTCTAATAAACGAAATATACAAACAAAGCACGAGAGATTCATTCTTTATTAAAACAGCAAGTGCTGATACAAACGTTACTGAAAAATTAAAGAATGCTTTTAAGGAGGGACCTGAACGTGAAACTATAAGAAAATATTATCAGAACCTTATGAGTAGTGACACAAGAATGTCAGAGATTATAAAAGACACATTACAAGGTAAAGGCGAAAAAACATATACCTTTAGTAACATGCAAAACCTTATGGCAGGCACTATAAGACCAAACGTAGCAATTGCACCCGATCTTTTAAATACAGCTAATGAATATGTAGCAACAACAGATATTAATATAGCTAATTCTGAAACTAAAATGGTAACACCTGAATGGTATCATGGGGAACGTACTACACCAGGACATGTATTGTTTACTAAATATGCAAATGATTCTTTTGTACAAGACAGAATAACTTTTAAAGAAATGTTTAAGTTTGCTAACACAGTAGATCCTGCAACACTTGGATCATTTCAGGCAGTAGGAGAATTATTGTTTATTCAAAGTTTAAATGAATATTTATCTGACAAACCTGAACTAGCAGAACAATTTTTTAAAGATTTCCAAATAGAAATTGGTTACGATTATATACAAAAAGGAACTAGAGGTATTGCTACAACTGATGACATATTACAAGACATGTATATTTACGGTGATATAGTTAGACAAAAACACAATCAAAGATACGTTGCTAAAGGCAAGGGTGACTTTACTGATTTTAATCCTAATGCAGACGGTCCAAAGAAAAAGACACAAGACATAGTTTTCGAATCACTTAATTTTAAAGATGGAGATAAAGATTTAATTAATTATTTAAATGAAGTTAACGGATTAACAACAAGCACTCCAATACCAGGAGGCAATCCTCAAAAATACGCTGACATTGCATTACTTAAATCTTTATCAGAAAGCGGTATAGAGATAGTTGCAGGTACAGGCGGTGGTCGTGTAAGAAATAATTTTCATGATGTGTTTGGAATAGTAGATCCAGGAGATAAATTTGGAACAGGAGTACCAAGAAAAACAACTTACGATATTAAAGCAACTGAATTAGACGAAGATACTTTACTTTTACTTGACGATATAAATATGGGTACAACAAGTCTCAATGATCTTGATGATAGAAGTATAAAACAAATTTCTAACTTTATACCTATTGAAACAATTATGCAAAATGAAGAACTTACAGATATAAAGAAACAACAGTATTTAGAATTGTATAGTGATCTAAACATTAATGATGAAAGGTTTTACAGTTTAAATGAAATAAATCCTACAGCAATTGATGGTGCTTTTTTACAAAACTTTGACGAGTTTAGAGAAGAAATTGCACAGGGATCTATATTTGGAGATGTTGATAGCGAAGCGGTAAAAAAGAAAGCAACACAAGTTGCGGAACTATTGTTTGAACAAGTACCTGCAGAAAATGTAGCACAAGTAGCAGCAAGAACTGGTTTCTTACAAACTTTAGCTAATGGGTTAGATATGTATGACGCTGTAGTATTAGCACCAGTTCTTTTAGATTTGTTGGTGTCAAAGACAACAGGTGTAGGTAAAGCTACTGAAACTATAGGTGGTGCAGTAGCAGATGTTGCACAAGACATTTATGATCCAAGCAAAACTGACACAATTTTTGAAAAGACATATGGATCTCCTGAAGATCCAAATACCTTAGCAGGTTTATTTAGTGGAACATTTGATATATATAAAGAAGCTGCTAATCCATTAGTTGAAGAAGCAAAAAATAATCCGTTACTAGCAAGTATGTTTACTTCTATAAAAGAAGGTGCTATATCAGCATTAGATACGGTCAAAGATGGATTCGGTATGAACGATTGGATATATAACGTTAAGCGTGATATGTACGTGTCTAGTAAACTAAAAGAAAAAGGATATAATGGTAAGAATAAAACTATACCTTCAGGACTTGTTTCACAACTTGAATCAGAATATGAAGCAGGTATGCCAAAACTCGAAGATAAATACGGGAGACCATTAGATGTTGCTGACAGTAATAATTTTCCTAAGTACAATCCAGGTGGGAAATAATATGTTTGACGCAAGAAGTTTTCCAGTTATAGAAGGTGGTGGTACATATCCTTCCATACAATACAGAGAAGACGGTATAGGTGTAGTTGATCCTAATAGAGTATATGAAGCTATGATAAATTACAGAAACTCTAATGCTAGAGATTTAAATAAACGTAAAAAAGTAGCATGGTATGAAAATGGCAAAGACATGGCAGATGAATTACTAACAGTATTTGGTGTTGAGAGTGCAGATAATCGTACAAAAGATGGTGAGATTTTAAATATAAACAGAGTACCTTACAACGCACACGCTGAATATAACGTACCAGGTAGTGGTGAAAGTTACGGCATAATGCAGATAGACGTAAGTGGTGATAATAAAACTTATGTAATGATGGCAATGGATAAAAAGTATGCAGAGGAAATAGATAAAGCTACTACAGTTACTGAACGTAATGAGATAGGTGCAAGATTATTTGAAGAGAATAGAGATGAAGCCATAGGTTTCCTAAAGGATATTAATAATATAGATAAACATATGATTATTGCAGGCACAATATTTAACGACAACGGTATGGAAGGTTGGAAGGCATATACTAATTACAAAAATGGTAATGATGAAGGTTTTAAAGATCTATATGAATCAGTACAATCAGCTAATGAGCAACGTGTGTACAGTACTTGGGATCAGGATCTTATGCGTGAGAACCGTAAGAACACGTCAGACATGTTACGTATATTGGAAATGAGAGGGAAAATGCCTGTTAATATAGAAGATAGAGCAAAAACTTTAATAGACGCATATGTAACTTTAAAAAGACAGAATGCAGATATGACTGATTTTGCTGATGAAAAAATAGAAAAACTAAAACCATTTGCAGGGATATATGGCAGCTAATTTAATACCACAGTTACCAAGCGATACACAAGTTTGGCAAGAAATAAATGAGTCAGGTCAGTCAATATATTATCTTGTTTATAAATTACCACAAGAGGCAGCAGATCTATCACCAGGTTTAGAAAACTTTACATTTAGATACAAAGTAAAAGACTTAAAAGAAATAGCAGCTACAGGTAATGTAACTCCTGATGTTGTTGTAACAAAGAATGGTGAAGTCTATTCTACAGAAGGTAGTTCAAACATTACTGTTGATGACTATACAAACAGTTTTTATTTTGGTGATCATACTCAACTAGCAGCTATACATGGTGGTATGGAAGCAGGTGCAGTTGGTTATGAATATTTTATAGAAGCATTAGAGCAAGAAGCTAAATACAAACCATACATATTTAGTAAGAATGCAGCAGGACAATACGATTATCTTGCCGTTGCATTAGAAGCAGCTAAAGAAGGTAGGACAGCTAGAGAATCAGAACTAGCACAAACGACTTGGTGGAAGACACATACAGCACAAGAGAGAATACAGATGAATGCAGCACACCAAGATCCTGCTACATTTAGTGCAAATGGTATAAAAACACGTGAAGAGATTATAGGTAAGATGTTGTCAGCAGGATTAACAACATTAGATCCTGCAGTCATTGACGCTATTACACAAAAAAAACAGTATGGTATCTTTGATGATAACGATGTTAACAATACAATACAAAAGTTAGCTAATCCATTAATTAGATTTACATTAGATCCTGAAGTTAAAGCTGCATTAGAAGGCAAGACTTTAGAAACCATAGAACTTACAAGACAAGTAGAAAATACAATTAACTCAATACTTGGTCCTGGTACAGCAGATAACTTTAACTTAGAACAATTAACTGCAGATTATGCAGATAATCCTACAGCTTTTACACAAGACTTTTTACCTAAATTACAAGATCAGTTTCAAGCAACATATACACAATACAAAGGTACTAACGTTAAAGCATATGAAGAAATTGCACCAAGTTTAAGAAATGAATGGATAAGCATAACAGGACAAAGAGCAGACGAAACCACTGCACAATGGAAACAGTTTGCTGCTACTAATGATATAGCAGAACGTAAAGATATAGCATTCGCAGCAGCAGCAGAGCTAGGTACGCAAGCATATAGAGATAAAGTAATTGCTGATTTAGAAAACAACTTTGGTAAAGCAGGTGCGCGTGCTACAGGAGGAGGATCTTTTAGATGAGTATACTTGCTAGGTTAGTAGATTTTTTACCACAAGAAGATAGAGACGCAATTGCAGCTGCAAGACAAACTGGTCCAGTAGCTGTTGCAGCAGGACCTGCAACAATGGCTAATGATAGACCATCAGAAGTAGAAGTAGAAACTATTGCAGATCGATACGTAGCTGAACAAGCAGCAGCTGCAGCAGTAGTACCACCACCAGTAGAAGAACCACCAGTAGAAGAACCTCCTATAGATAATACAGGTGGTGGAGACACAGGCGAAGGTGACACAGGCAGTGGAGTTACAAGTAATAATGTTACAAGTGATGAAACTGTTGTAGAAAATGGAAGGTTACTTGTTTACTCTATTACTAGGGACGCTAATGGTAATGTAGTTAGTAGAACATTTTTAAAAGATCTTGGACCAACAGGTGGAGGAGGAAGCGGTGGTGGTGAAGTAGCACCAGTACCAGGAGATCCTGTAGAAAAATTTAATGTAAAAGAATTTGCACAAGCTAACTATGGTTTTCTAGGTCAAGAGTTATTAGATTTATTTATAGATGAATACAATGTTAATGGTGGTGACGCAGATGAAGCACTAAGAGGTATGCGTACTACACAAGCATACAAAGATAGGTTTCCTGGAATCTTTAGAGAAGATGGTACAACACTTAGAATAGAGAGTGATACACCTGAATTAGATTACATAAAAATTAAAGAGGATTACAGAACATACTTAGAAGATTACAATTTGAACCCTGATTACTTTGAGAATCAAATGACAGAATTGTTTCAAAATGACGTAGCACCTACTACGTTTGCTAATAGGTTAGAAACTGCATATACATCCTTGTTTACACAGTTTGACGCTGTTAAACAATACTACGTACAAAACTATCCTGGTGTATTTCCTACAACAGATGATCTAACTGATGAAGCTATATTCGCTTCTTTTATAAGTGAAGACATATCATCTGACATAATAGAACAAAGAGTCAAAGTATCACAAATAGGTGGTGCATTTAAAGAAGAAGATTTAACTATATCAGCAGATCAAGCACAACGTTTAGTTAGTGCAGGACTTAGCGGTACAGGTGCGCAACAGATAGCACAAAGAGCAGAAGCTAGGTTACCTAGATTACAACGACTTGCTAAAAGATTTACAGGTAGAGAAGACATTTTTGGTCTATCAGAATTTATTGAATCAGAAGTCTTTGGTGAAGGTACAGCAGCACAACTAGAAGAGAGACTAGAAGCAGAACAAGCGTCAGTCTTTACAAGAGCTGAAGGCGCAGCTGCTACACAAGCAGGTGTGACAGGATTAGTCGAGCAATAATGTTTAAATGGGTAAGAGCTAGAAATAAAAAAGGGCATTACAAGTCTGATAAGGCATGGACCTGGTGGAATGACGCTTACAAAATAATATTGACAGAACAAGGAAAAAAACTAATTACCGTGTTTTTATGTGTTATAATAATTGTATTGGCGTGGTCAGTATCCGCCAAGTAAATAATAGATCGACACTCTAGCTTAGGGTTCCTACGTCCTAGCTACGTAATAAATTCGTAGAGGTGTTGTATGCGTATGTTGCAGCGCCAATTCAACATGTAATTAAATTTTGTAACCACTCCCAATATGTACCACACCTTATTGGAGAATAGTGTAATCGTGTGAGAAATGGAGAATATCAATGACAGACGAGCAAACAATGGACGGCATGGAAAACAATGACGGCATAAAAGGTTTAAGAGAAAAACTTAAATCAGTTGAACAAGAGAATAAAGAATTAAAGAGTGTAGTTAAGACTTCGCTTTTTAAAGATGTTGGATTAGATCCTGAATCAGGAACTGGTAAAATGGCTTTCGATCTTTATGACGGAAAACCAAACACTGGTGAACTAGGACAATGGCTTAAAGAAAACTATAACATCGATACTAATGTACAGCAGAACAACGAAGTAGCTGCTGCGAAGATCGCTGATAGTGACGATAGGTTACAGACTATACAACAAAATTCTACTGCACAAACACCTGCCGACTGGACACAAAAAATGCAAGACATAATTGCAAGTGGAGACACATCTGTAAGAGATAGTCTTAGAGCAAAAATAGCTTTACAAGAAGAAGCAAAAAAACAATAACTCGTAAGAGTAGAAAGGCAGCTAAAACATGGCAGCAATATCAGGTGCAAATCCAATAGTAGCTAGTGACGTTAATAACTTTACTGGTGAACTGTTTAAGATCACACCTCATAGAACACCTTTACTTGCAGCAGCAGGTGGTTTGAATGGTGGGAATGCGATTAATTCAACATTCTTCCAATTCCAAACACAAGACAATGCAGTGATTACAGCTGTTACTCCTGATGATGAGGGTGGATCCCCAAACTATTCAGGTAGAAGCAGAGCGTCACAACAGGGTGTACTACAGATTTTCCATGAAGCAGCGCAGATATCTTATACTGCACAAGCAGCTTCAGGCGAAATCGTACCGTTTGATCTTTCAGGAAACTACAAGAACTCTGATCCTGCACTCGCACTAGCAGGAACAAATCCAATCAATGATGAGTTAGCTTATCAGATGGAATTAGTATTAGAACAAGTCGCAAAGAAAGTAGAGTGGGCAGCATTTAACGCAACTTATAATGACGGTGCTTCAGGTAACCGTCAGATGAGAGGTCTTAAAGCACACCAAGACTTATCAGGCGGCAACTCCGTCAATAACGATGACGGCGCAGGAACACCTGCAGCACAAAAACTAAACTGGGACATCATTGCTTCAGCAATGAAAACTCTTTATGACGCAGGTGCGCCAATGAGACAACCAGTACTCTTTGTTTCCCCAACAATGTTGTTGGATCTTAATAAAGAATTAGTTAAAGCTACAGTTGGAACTGTGAACTATGGCATTATACCAAGAGACAGAAATGTCGGAGGTGTTGACATTGATACAATTGTCACACCATTCGGTTCACTCGGATTAGCATTATCCGATGTCTTGCCTGCAGGTACTATAACAAGTTCTAAGCAAGCATTTATCGTTGACCTTAGTTTCGTCAAACCAGTATTCCTTAACATTCCAGGTTATGGAACTATGTTTGTTAGAGACTTAGATCAAAACGATCAAGCAAGAATTGCTAAAGCAGTATATATGGAAATGGCGTTCGATTTCGGACCTCAACAATATCACTGTGCAATTGATAACGTAATAGGTTAATCCCTATTCATTAATTACTCAAACACCGCTATTCCACCATAGCGGTGTTTTGAGTATGTTAGAATTTACAATATGGTATACGGTAGAAGTAAAAGCGAAGTAGCTTTAATAGACATTTCAGATGACGCAAGCAACAGTACATCAGTCAACGTAGATAATATGCTTTTAGCAGGGATTGTATTCCCATCTGCTATGACTGGTTCAAACATTACTTTTGATTTTTCAGTAGATGGATCATCATGGGTTGATGTAGTAGAGACTGACGGTACAGAGGTATCATACACAGTGAGTGCAGGTAATGCTACACGTGTGGATCCTAGTGGTTGGGCTTTTGCAAGCGGTGGTTTTCTTAGGATAACTTCAGACGGAACAGAAGCTGCAGACAGAAAAATTAAATTAATATTTAGAACTGCTTAGGAGGACCTTTGTCAACATTTGGTCAACTTATTGACAGGACTTACAGAGAGTATCTTAGACCTGTAGAGGAACAAGAACCTTTATCACAAGTAGCTAACCTTGACACTATTACAAGTGGTCAGGGTATAACTGCTTCAGGTACAACGCTTCAATATAAAGAAGGATTATTTACGCCTGAAGAAGAAGAACTTATTGGTGCAGGTAGTGTTTTAGAAATAGATAGTGAGTTACTCATGGTCGAAGATATTAATACTGTATCACGTGAGATCACAGTAGAACGTGGTAGGTTAGGATCTACAGCAGCAGAACATGCAGAGGATACTGACATCATCCTTAAACCTAAATATCCAAGACTTAACGTAGCTAATGCTATTGGTGATCAAGTAATTGGATTGTTTCCTGCTTTATATGCAATAAAGAAAACTACTATTACAACAGCTTCTACACAATTTGTTGAAATGCCTGCAGGTACACAAAGAATATTGCAAGCAAAGATTAACAATAGTACATCAAATACAACAGTTTACAGTGACATACCATTAGAGTTGTTAACAGACTTTGCAGGATCTACAACAGAAGCAGCAGTACAATTTCCTTCTGCACCTGGATCAGGTAAAACTGTTTACGTTGTATATGCTTCAAAGTTTACAAGACCAACAACTGAAACTACAGACTTAAATACAGTATCAGGGTTAGAGGATTTTCACGAACAGATAGTAATGGTTGGTGCTGTTGCGCAGTTATTATCAGAACTTGATGTTGACGCTTCAACACAAAACTATATAACAGAGAATTTAGAACAAAGAGGAGTACCTGTTGGATCAGGTGAACGTTTAAGAAATGCTTTACTTAGATACTATGGTGTCTTACTAGATAGAGCGAGAAGAGAACAGAGGTCAAGATTCCCACAAGGTGTGGAACTTTACGGAATAACTTTTACCTAATGCCTTTACCATCAACGTCAAACGTTTCTAACCCATTAGCTTTTGGATACCAGGCACAAATATCTGATGGTATTACTGATATACTTTTACGTCTAGCAGTAGCACCAGGTAGAGAACTAACTATAACTACAGCACCATTATCTGCGCAAC